AAACTTGGCTCATCACCGTAATACTTGGTGTCTGGATCTCGTGGGAGCAAAGACTTAACGATCATTGATTCGCTAGAAATCGAAGTCTTAATAGACTCTGAACGAGGTTTCGCTCGTTGAATTTTGAGTGGTTTTGAGTCTTTCTCAGCAGATTTTGATGATTTTCGTGTCATAATGAGCGCTTTTTATTGAGTAGATGCTATTATATCAGGGATTGGATTTATTGTCAAGCGATTTCGGCTAAATACTAGTATATGCCACGCTTATCACTCTATCGTCAAACTAAGTCACATGACTATCGTTTCTTTGATCGTGTAATCAAAGAGCAGTTTTCTGTTGGGGGCACTGATCTATACGTTCATAAGTATCTTGCTCCGAAGACTCCCGCTACAAGTCAAGACTTTAGTCAACCTGCTTATGATAAATCAGACCCAAGAAACATACAAGATCTGTTGTTCTTAGAAAATCGTGATAGAAAATATGATCCCAATATCTATCGTATTAGAGGTCACTATAATGTTCAGAATTTAGACTTCGATCTAAGTCAGTTTGGTCTGTTCTTATCTAATGATACTATTTTTATTACGGTTCATTACAATGACATGATTGATCAGATTGGAAGAAAGTTGATGACTGGCGACGTATTAGAGTTACCTCATCTTACAGACTATCATCCATTAAATGATACGATTCCAATAAGTTTAAGACGATATTATCAAATCACGGATGCTAATTGGGCAAGTGAAGGATTTAGTCAAACATGGTACCCACATCTATGGAGAATTAAATGCGAACCCTTGATCGATAGTCAAGAGTTTAACGAGATATTATCACAGCCTGCTAATACAGACAATTGGATGGGACAATGGACTGCTGAAACCACATATCAAAAAGGATACACGGTTACTTCTGGAAACAAAGTTTATGAAAGTTTAACCGATGTACCTGCTGGAATTTCTCCTCCTGATGAACAATATTGGAAACTCATAAGTGATGGAACTCTGAGTGACATTGTCAGTCAGTATAAACAAAATCTGGCGATCAATGACGCTATGTTAGAAGAAGCCAGTCGTTTAGTTCCAAGTATAGGGTATGATCGTAGTCAATTATATTTGGTACCAACAGAAGAAGATGGCGTTCCTGCTCCTCCAATTAATCTACTGATAACAGCAGGTGGTGGACCTGTTAGAAACAGAGGAACAGTAGTGTTTGTCAATAATCCTGACTTTGTCAATAGCAGTGCTGCTATAAAAATTAGCAGTGCCGCTTTACAATTCAATGATGGATATGACGGCTGATTCAATGATTGGGTCAAGTATTGATCGTTTTATTAGTGTAAGTCTTCAAGCAATGGAAACTCAACCTGAAAAATCTGCTAGTGGTACAGGTTCAGGTAGAGTTAGCGGTGATTTAGTATTGGCTGCTACAGCATTGGCGACTATTAAAGGACCATACGGCACTGCTGATAATACCTACAGCCGCGCTGATCAGCATCTTTCTACACAGGCTAAGACACTAGGTAAAATTCCCAGAGGAGAATCTGTTATTCAATTTATAGCAACTCCAACTGGAATTCTAGATATTATCACAGGACTAAAAATCATTGCCGAAGAATGTACCCAATGATCCGTTCCAAAAAAATACAAGAATATTACGAATAGAACAAAATGGATTTGCTAGCGGAACATTGACAAAAGTAACTCTAACCAAACCATTACTCTATGATTTAGAAAGTAATACTGTATTAACTATTAGTCATGATTTTGACGGTGTTATTACTGATCCTAATATCATGGATTATCGTGCTGACTGTGATCCTCGTTTTCAATTTATTCGTCGTAGTACCCCAAGATCTTTTGGTTATATCAGTGGATATGCTTCAGGAGATGGAACTGCTCCAAACGGAGAACCAACAGGAGCAGGCATTGAGTTTCCAGCTAATACCAACCGTAGGAGATTACTTTCTTCGCTTAGATTATCTACCTCAGCAGTTGTTTAGATGGAATGGTCAATTATGGGTTCAAATTTCTAGTCGAGTTAGAACAGCGCCAGGGTTTGGTCCTGATGATGAGAGTCAACTTAGTACGTTTATCAATAACACCGAGGTTCTTAAACTTAACGATGGTACCACAATGCCAAGTAAAACTAGCCTTAGTCAAGCGTTTAAGATTAGACCTGACTAACTGTCACTAAATAATCTAACATTCAAGGATTTATAATGGCTAGACTATTCTATGATAATCAGATAAGACGATTTCTTATTCAGTTCGCTCGTATTTTCTCAAATTGGGAAGTAGAGAATGGTACCGATGATAGAGGAAATCCTATTGTTATCCGAGTACCTATCATGTATGGAGATATGAGTCGTCAGGCTGCTACTATAATGGCCAATAACAGTGCTAGTAACTTACCCAAGGCTCCCTTGATAACTTATTACATCAAGAGCATTGAATATGATCAATCAAGAACTCAAGAGCCCTACTTTTTAGATCGTAGAACCGTTAGACAAAGATCCTATAATGCTGAAACTCGTGAATATGAAACTGTTCAGGGACAGGCATTTGAAGTACAACGTATTATGCCTGTTCCGTATAAGTTAAGTTTGACGGTAGATATTTGGACTACTAACTATCAACAGAAATTACAGATATGGGAACAGTTAGCCGTGCTATTTAATCCAAGTATGGAGATACAAAGCACTGACAACTTCATTGATTGGACATCACTGAGCGTTGTCTATCAAGATGGCATAAATTGGACTAGTAGAAGCATTCCACTGGGTACGGGTAATCCAATCGATGTGCTGAGTTGGGGATTTCAAATTCCTGTATGGATCAGCAGTGCTGTCAAAATCAACAAGATGGGTATTATTCACAAGGTGATTGCTAGCATTTACAAGGGCAGTGCTCTAACTGATATGAAAGATGATGATCTTTTACTTGGAACTCGTCAGAAAATCACGCCTTATGGTTATCAGATACTATTCTTAGGTAATACGCTACAACTTCTTCCTGCAAGTCAACCCAAGTATCCAGGACAAGATAGTTTAGAAATTCACGCAAAGCCCTGATACTTCTTTATATTGGTCTGCTACAACTGGGTCCATACGGTGCTGTTAAAAATGGAATCAGTATGATAGCGTTAGAAAATCCCTATCTTGATAACGAGATATTGGGTACCATTTCCTTTGATCCACTTGATGATAGAGTTCTTAAATATACAATTGACCCTGACACCTTACCTACCAATACACTTGAAGCCATTGACAGAGTAATTGATCCGTTGACACAGGGTACCTGGAGTAGATCTTCCTGTTGAAACTCCTGGCGTTCCTGGTAAAAGATATATTGTACTCAATGATGTTGGATCCGGAGCATCAGGCAAATCGCTAGAGGTTCTTCAAGATTACCCAGCAGGAACAACTGAGTTTTCAGTATCTGGGTTAGCAACCACTGCGCCCGAAGCATGGTTTTACAGCATACTTACTGCTCGTGATGAGTCAGGTGTTGCTATATTTCCTATCAATACTCAGATCGTTGACTTGGATCCTGTTGCTGGAACTATCATGGTTGATAATCCATCTCAGGTCAATATGAAAAATGGTACTATTATTGATACCACTAATCGAGTGTATGGTTACGCCTGGGGAGATTTAATCTGTCGTCGAGATGATATTATTCAATGGGATGGCGGACGATGGATTGTAAGTTGGTCTGGCGATAATGTTATTGAACAACAGTTCGTGATCAATAATTATAGCAATATTCAATATCGTTGGGGACCAGGTGAAGGATGGAGCAAGAGTGTTGAAGGATTTTATGATCAAGGAAGTTGGAGAGTTATCATTTAATGAACGCTCAAAAAAGAATAACTCATAGTGTTGGGTTATTGATATGTGCTCGTGAAACTAATCGTCATCTGTATTTGCTTAGAAATGATCGAGCAGGAAACTTTTGGGGGTTGCCCGGAGGGAAACAAGAATCTTCTGAATCATTGTTAGCCACGCTAAAAAGAGAATGTCAAGAAGAAATGAATTGGTGGCCCGAGCATCTTAAAGTATTCCCAATAGAACAATATACAAGCAATGATGAAAAATTCATCTATCATACATTTTGTAGCATTATTGATAGTGAGTTTATGCCCGTCTTAAATCATGAGCATGTTGGATATTGTTGGGTTGATGAGTCAGTGTATCCCAAGCCTCTACATCGTGGGTTGTTCAATACATTAAATTACGATATCATTAAAGAAAAACTAGCGATTATTAAAACTAGCATCAGATAAAAAATGAGATATCAGTGGTCTGATATCTCATAAAAAATTCCGCTATGATTATTATTATGATACTGTTTTAGCGGATACTACAGTATATAGACCCTCATTCAAACTGCCAGAGAGATTATTTGCTGTTGCTGTTCCAAATCCAGGCATTGTTAACCAATATCCCAATCCAACGTCACTAACGCCATACTTGTTTGAAAATTCTCTTAGTACGACATCACTGGGAGCAGTATCACATGGTTACAACTCTCATCTCTCCAGCATTTAAGTTTGTAACT